TTGTTTTAAAGGTATTACGTAAAATAACTGAAGTTCCTGCACCAGGTAATTCAATAGTACCAGTTGTTCCAGCAGTCGCTCTACCAGCTTTACCAGGAGCATAACCTATATAAGAAGCTTGTTGATTAGCTACAGCATAAAGTTTACCTTTAGCTACAAGCACATCCTTCTTAGAAAAAGGCGCAGTTTTGATTAAAGGTTTTGTAGAACCTTGGCCTTGTACAAATACTAAAGGAGTAGTATTTGGTAACGCAGCAAAACTAGAATATGAACTAGCATCTAATATAACACCATCTACAGTTGTTACAGCAATAGCGCCATCAGCAATAGTTGAAGGTGTAGCTATTGTTCCAGCAGTTGGGTAGCTTGGGTTGTTTTTCCCTATGAGTAATTGTTTATGATTACTTACATTTTGTAATGACATTGTTTAATTTGTTTAATGTTTATAAATAAATTGATTATAGTATGATAAATTTGATTTTTACACTTGGAGTTCCTGTCAAAACTACACCATTTACTAATGTAATTACAAAAGAGCCTGCAGCAGGTACTACACTTGCAATATAAACTGCTCCTGTACCTACAGTTGCTCCACTAATTACAGCTAAAACTGTGCTATTAGCAGTACAATAAGAATTTGTAATAGTTACAGTAGTTTTTAAATCAGCTGTTACAGTTAATGTAGCTGATGTAATAGTACCACTCACTGCACTTAAAGTACCAGTTTGAGCAGTAGTTCCAGTTGTAGTAACTGTATTAGCTGATGTAGATTCAGAAGATATACTATTCACGAAATCTATGATAGGATTTACATCGCCTCCTACGGCTGTTTGTGCATTATCTAAGGATGTTCTAACTGAATTTCTGTTAGCTCCTGTTATTTTGTTTAAAGACATCTTTGTTGTTTTGTTTTAATATATTAATAAATAGTTTATTTCCAAGTTTTTTTTAAAATAAATATAGCAATTATATAGCTTATTCCCTATAAGTATTATTTGTAGCTTGTTCAGCTTGCATTTTATTATAAGCTTCTATATCTTTACTAGCTATCTCTACTGTCTTTCTAACAAGCTCTCTGTGAATATGATCAGATAGTTGACTTACACTTGCAGTTAAGTTAGTTGTTAAGTTAATAGGTGTAGGTTTTTTTATGTATCTAAATATATAACTACTTATAGTATAATTACCATTAGTTATTAATTCATGCTTTCTACCCTCAGTTCTCATTCTCCAAACTTTACTTTTACTAGGTTTATTGTAAGGATCTGATCTAGCTATATTGTACTCACTATGATTTATTTCAACTACGTATTTTCTAGGATTACATTTATCATTAGTTAAAACTTCTTCATAAATTGTAAACCAAGCTACGTCTGAGTAATCAGTTGGGCCACTTGTTATTAGTGTGTTAGGTAAGGTTACAAATACACCATTAGGCATATTTAGTAAAGGGTTGTAAGGTGCTGGAGTTAAAATACCTGTTGCTACAAGTTCTCCTAAATCTTCAATCCTCTTCTCAGTTTCTTCAAATGAAGTTCTACTTGAGTTATTACCTGTATAATAAGTAACAACCAAGAGCTCTTGAGCCTCTGTAGCCATTGCAGCGATTTCAGCTGGTTCATAACCAGGTAGAGCCAAAGAGGCTACTTTATCCATCTGCAAGTAAAAGTTGTTCAAGAACTCTTGTTTTGTCATGTTACTTTATAATTATATATTAACTTAGGGTCGTCTTATGTTTCACTCCTAAGTGTATTAATATTAATTTACTTTTTATTATCTATTTGAGCTTTTAGCTTTAAGAAGATATCTTGGTTTTTGTTAGACTCTAAGAACTCTACAGTTTCACTTAGTGTTCTACCAATCTCATCTCCACCTTTTAAAGCATATCCACCTTTAACAGTTCTATCTAATGCTTTAGCATCTAGAGCTTTATTGATGAATGCTTTAGTTCCAAAAGACTTATCTTCCATTACTTCAACAAATCCTTTAATATTTGAATCAATAATTTTTTGTACTTCAGATTGTAAGAACCCTACATCTTTTGATTTAACAATTTTATTAGAAGCTAATCTAATTACCATTGTCATATCTTCAACAGAATCTTCAATCTTACCTAAGTACTTGTAAGCTTTCTTATTTATATCACTCTTATTAACATTGTCTTTAATAGTTTCTTCTTCATCTACTAAAGCAAATTTATACTCACCACTATCATATTTAGCATTCCAATTAGGAGCTACTCTACGGTCAGCTAAGAGCACTAAATATTCTAAGTAGTCTAACGGCTCACTAAGATTTAAAGTCTTACCTTCTTTTGTAAGTTTAACTCTAAACTTGGGCCAAAACCCTGTTTTTTTATAGAAACTCATACTACCTGGCTCTAAGTTTAAAGTTTTTTCAAATACAAGTCTTTCTTCTTCAGTAAGAATTGCTTTGTATCTGTTAGTTCCTGGCTCTGGTCTTAAATCAGTTGACCACACAGTGTCTGTAAACATAAACTCCCCATCGTGACCTTTGGGAAAATTACCATTGTTTCTAAAAATTGGTTTTACTATAATCTTTTTATTCTTTAAAATACTCTCAATTGTGAGAGGTTCTTTTTCTACTATCCCCATAGTTTGTATATATATTTATTTGTTTTACTATTTAAAATAAACCTAGAGAGCTTTTTAGGACTCCCTAGGTTTTAATTTGATTATAAATTAGGAATGAAACGAGCTAATCTCATTGGATTATGTACTTTCATACCTAGGGTACAAGCACGTACCACTTCGTATCCATCAACTTTACTTACAGTCATGCCTGGTTTAGTACCACCATTGTTCGGAGAGAACGGGTCACGTAATCCTGGGATGTACTTGTAAATGTCTTGAGAACCTTTTACAGTTACTTTTTGGATATTAGGTTTACCTTGAGAAGTACCGAAATCTAAAATCATATATTCATATGAACTTAGGATACCACCATCAGGATGTTGAATAGAACACAAACTTGGATCATCTAAGAATGGAATGTGCATTAATTCAATTTCAATACCATTGATAAATGAATATTTCTTGAATTGACCTCCATAACTCATGTTATTTAAAGTTCCACCAATACGAATTTCTTCTCTAGATGGAGCAAATGTTACTGCTTTAGTTTCAAGAGCTTTATGGAATTGACGCATACCATACTCACCTGTACCTAATACAAAACGTCTTTGATCTTCTGGTAATTTACCAACAGATAAGCTCATTAAGATTTCACTTAATACATCTACATCAAATGTAGTGTAGTAGTGGATATTAGATGGAGAGATTTGATCTAGCAAACCATAACCTGCCTTAATTTCATAACCAGACTCATCTTTCATATTGTAAGCTCCTTGAGAGTTCTTCAAAGATTTACCATACAATTGAGCCATTGATTTCATACGTTTCCATGATACCATGAAGTCGTAATCTAATTTACCTAACCAAGTAGTATGACGCTTACCTTGAGCATCAACAAAGAAGAATCCAAGTGGAGCATTTTCTTTTTGATCAATCATATCTCCAGGTACCATGTACTCTGAACGCATGAATGAACATCTGTTTTGCATTCTAAATGGAGAACTAAATGTTAATGAACTAGAACCTCTTTGTGATAAGGTTTGACCAGCAAGAGCATACATTTTAACAAAACGTACACCATTAGCTAATTCAGCAACTGGTACATACAAGTTAGAATCACCTGATACCAAAGATACTTCATAGCACCAGTTAGCACCATTAGGACGAGGATCAGACATTACACGCATTTGGTAAGTTTCTTTAGCGTAGCTAGCTGGAGCAATTACATCAGAGAATTCGAAAATTCTATCAGGAAATTCCAAGTAGAAACTTGTGTTACCAATACCAGGAGTAGCACTTGTAGCAGGACTAGTTAAAGCTACATCAGTGTAATACGCAAGTAGTGGAATGTTTTTGAAAGGTGATTGAGAGTTAAGCATCCACTCAAAAGGAGCATCACGCTCAATTTCCATAGTATCAAATTGTTCCATAAATCTATCGAAATCTAAACCAAGGTTTACATCGTAGATATTAGAGATTAATTCAGACACCATAAGAGGTTGTTCACCATACATAGCTCCAATATGATTCTTAGTGGTAAGACCACTCCAATCTTTAGGAGAAAATTTTTGTAAAGGACTAATAATTTGACTCATTAAATTTTATTTTATATTGTTAAGGTTAATTTATTTTTTATATACAGTCTTTAGTGCATCAAAGATATCTGTGTTATCTTCAGAAGACCTAGAGCTAGCGTTAGATTTATTGATTCTACTTTTCAAATCTTCCTCTAATTGCCTCTCTAGTTTGTTTAAGACTTTAGTTTCACTCTTCTTCATTATTACATCAAACTTAGGATTCTCATCAAATAGCCCCATCTTTGCGTAGTAATTTAATTTTAATTCAAAATCTAGCGGATTCTTTTCTCTTAATAACATTATCTCTGAAAAAGATACTCCATCTCTAGTTTCTGCTGGCTTAGTAATCATGTTGAATAACTCTTTCTTAGTTTTATCATCAATCTTTACACCAGGTATAATTTCTTTAACTTCGTTGATAGTGGTATTTAATTTATTAACACTCTCTACATAAGCTTTTTGATTTTCTAATGCTTTTCTTTTAGTTTCAAGTTGTACACTTTCCAATCTTTTATTTTCAACTTCTTTAAGTTCAGCTAAAGCTTCTTTAGCTTCTTCTTCTAGTTCATCAAGATCTTCGGCCTTACTAACCATCTTCTCAATCTTAGACTCAGTAAATCCTTTTTCTCTGTAGAAGTTTCTTACTAAGTTTTTTTGAAGATCAATATTATCTTCTAGTGATTCGTCAGTAATAGAATTTAATCTAATTTGATCTGACTTAATTTGTAGTAACTCATCAAAAGGAACACCTTCTTCGTAGTTAGTAATTAGATCAGAAATCTCTTTAGGAAGACTATCTACCCACTCTTGAACATTGTTATCAGCTACTGATTTAAAGTAGTTAAATAGAGCTTCTTTATCTTCAAACGTATCTTCAACAATACCTTCTTCTTTTAATAACTCTGATAATGTTCTGTAGATATTAGATCCTTTTTTAGGTTTCTCAGGATTACTAGCATCTTCTTCTAAATTAGATGAATCATCTTCATCTTCAATACTAGTTTCTGATAATTCTTTTTCTAATTCATCTAAAGATACTGAACCATCATCAGTAGGCTCATTATTATCTTCATCTTCTTCCTCAGGTTTTTTGTTAGTTTCTTTCTCTAAAGAATCTACACTAACAGCATCTTGATTAACAAGAAAGGACCCTAACCCTTCAAATAAATCGTTTTTTTCTTCACTCATTGTAGTTAATATATTAGTTTATTGTTAATTTCTTAGTATTACTAAAAATATATTTAGTAATTGTATAGCTTAAGTATTACTTTTTACTTGTTATAAATTCATTTAAACAAGATCCTAGTAAATCTACAAGTTTCTCATCTTCTGATAAGTTTTCGTAACCTATTTTATCTAACCAAGAATGTATTATTTCGTGACATATGGTTTGATCAATATTAGCGACACTCATTTTATATTCTGGTATAGCCTTCTGATAATATATAATATTTTGATTAGGTTTCCATAATCCTATAGAGCCTTTTTTATAAAGTTTCTTTTTAGGTAGGATTTGTATAACTTGTCCAAATATTGTATATTGAGTAATCATCTTTATTTAGATTTAGTTCTACCTTTTAAATTTATACGAGCAATCTTCTCATCATTAATCATATTATCATAATCTCTTTCTATCTCTTTCTGCTTCATCTCTTTCTCAGTTTTCAGCTTCTCTCTTTCTAGAGATAATTTAGATTGTTCAATTCTTTCCTTAGCTGCTACTTCATGCCTCTTGATAGACTCTTTAGAGTACATCTCTTGTTGCTTTAAAGCTTGTTCTCCAACAGCTGCTATGTCTAATGGGTTAGGACCTTCATCTAAACTATAAGCTTTCATAGTTTCAACTTGTATTTTAACCTCGCGGTCTAGTTGATTATCTAAAGCTTCTTGATCTAATTTAGCATACTCTAAATCCATCTTAGCTTGTAACTCTTGTTGCTTAGCTTCTAAAGTAGCTTGTACTTGCTTTTGATTAGCTTCGTATTCAGCTTGTTGTTGTTGACTTGCTTCTTCTTTAGTTTGAGCTATAGACTTTTCTACTTTTCTTCTAATAGAAGCTAAAGATTGGTTAGAATAAATATCCATTAATTGGATAAGACTTACTTGACCAGTTTGTAAACCAATCTCAGTAGCTTGTCTTAACATATCAATAGCTCTTTGATCCTCCATAGCATCTCTAATGAATAAGTCATACTCACACTCATTAATTAACTCACCATCTACTTTATAGATTTGTGTAGTATAATCATCTTCTATATATTGAATAGTTTTATTATCATTTCTTAAACAGTACTTAGCTGTTTCTAATAATGTTGCTAAAACTCTTACTTTTGTATTGTCATGGATTTTAAAGTACCACTCTGTAATATTAGAACTAGCTAATTTATTTTCTTGTGTTACTCCTAACCCTTGGTCACTTGTAGTTCTCTGCCCTCTTCTTTCTGCAGTAATACCTGTGATTAAATCTAACTCTCCTTTAATATACTCTAGCATCTGTATATGCTGTTGAATATAGTTACCCATATCCATATCTAGCACAGCTTGATTGCTATTCATATTACCAGCAAGTTTACCAGTAGCAGCTCCTTTATTAGCCTCTCTAAAACTATCAGTTACAGCAAGATTCATTTCTCGCATATAGTATAACCACTTATCAGGTTCCCATCCAGCAGGTATCTTAGCTAAATCTAAGTTAGCTACCTTACCAATGTTCTTAGCAAAAGCTAATTGGGTTCTATGATAAATTACATTATACATGTATTGACTAGACTTCATTAAGTCTACTAAGCTTACAGGTTGACTACTATTTGTTTTATAGATAGTTCCTATATAACCACTAGCACATGTTGAGATATTGTTTAAACTTCTAAATTGAATAGGTCTTGGTTGAATTTTTATATAGATCTCATTAGCTATCTTAGTACCTTCCCACCATTCTCCAATCCAAAGCCACTTAACTGTTTCTCCTAGATCCTTATTAGCTTTGTAGAATTCACTAACCATAGTTTCTTGAGCTTGTCCTTGTTCATCTAAGTAAGTTAATACTCCGACTTTTCTAAGACTTCTCCAAACTACTTTAACTCTTCTAACATTGTTTTGAGAATCAAAGGATAAGTAACTATTAGCACTTGTATTGATCTGATTAATGTTAACACTACCAGTTAATCCAAATGGTACAGCAAATGTAGGGTCTTGTAGTTCATAACCTACTGGCCCACCATAAGTACCTTTAGCTTTATACATAGTTTTCTCCCCTAACCAGTCAATTTCTGAGGGTTTAAGGTAGTCATAGTAGTCATCAATAACCTTACTAATAGGAATATAATCCTCTTCTATAATAATATCACAATCCTCTACCTTATTAGAGTCAGGAGGTAATAAAAAGTAAGTATTTAGTGGGTTACATTTGTGTACTATAGGCTCATTGTTAATAATATCTACTCTATATATCTCTTCAGCACATATTAAAGAGTCTTCAAAGCCTTTAGTAAAGATTTCAGCTAATCTATTCTTTTGAACGTAGTGTTTTAGCAATCTATTTCCAGATAACTCTCTAACATCTTGCCATTCATAGTTTAAATAGTCCTTTTTTTGTCTAAGTCTTTTCTCTACCTCTTGTTCAAACTTAGCTTGAGCTTCTTGATCACCTTCTTGAGGTTGTTCAAGGCCTTCTAGTAAGATTTGCTCTATAGTTTGTTGTAATACATCTCTTTTAGCAGCTTCTTTCTCACTAATAGCGTCTTCATTATTCACTTTTAAGTGATAATCAAACCTACGTTTAATCTCCTCACCTATTAAAGCCTTTAAATAAGGGTTAATAAGAGGGTGATTAAGAGGTTTAGAAGGAAAATGTATATCTTTTAGCCCTAATGGGTTCATAATAAGCTCCATATCACTAGGATGTAGCTTACCTGCATATAAATCATAGTTAACCAATTTAGAATACCTAGAGTTTCTTGTATATTGGTTTTGATTCAATATAAGACTCTCTGCAGCATCTACATTATCTTTACCCCAAGCGTCATTCTTAGCAGTATCAGATACTTTTTGATTAGGAAATGTTATGTTCTGGTTAAATTTTTGCATGTGTATGTACTATTATATAGTAAGTAACTTATAAATGTATAATCAACTAAAAATAAAATTAGTGATTATATAGCTTTTCCTCGGTAGTACCTATCAAAAAATTCGTTAAAGCTATCTTTTTCTTCTTCGTCTTCTTCTATTACTATTTTTATTCTATCTTGTCTAAGAATAAGCAACATACCTAAAGCACTTACCCTATCGAAGTTACCATCCTCATTCCAGTATATAATCTCACTTAATAAGGGTACACTTGGAATAGTATGGGTATTTGTTAAGCCTGGATCTTTGTTATAAGCTTGATCTAACATGTATTCACGTATTAACATCCTAGCATACTTATTAACCTCTTTAGAAGCATTAGTACCTTTAGAAGTATTACCTGATTCTCGTATTACAGATATAATCTGCTGATCTCTAAGAATCTTGGGAGTGCTACATAGTAAATGTAAGCAATTTTTTTGCTCAAAATAAGCAAATAATCCTTTTTTGTTGTTTTCGTAATTACAAATTGCATTATAGTAAGTTAATAATTTTCTACATATCTCATAGAACTCTTTAGCTGTCTGAGGTCTTCCTGTATATTCAGCTACTAGCCTTCCAGTCATAGCATGCATAATAAATACACAACCTAGTGAATCTGTAGTTGATTGATCATCATCATAAGGGTCAATACCAGCTATGTAAGTACCGTGGATTGGATTATCTGCGTAAGGTTGTTCAAAGATTTGTACACAACCTTCTTTATCATCATCAGCTTGTAGGGGAAACTTAACTATTGGTAACCTATCAGATAACTTAAACTCAATACCTGAGGCTGTCTGCTTTAAGTCTGCATTCCAATAACTATCTGTAATAAGTTTACTTCCTTCTAACTCAGCCTTTCTATCTTGAGCTAACTCAGTAGGGAATATATTATTACCCTTTACTAAGAAGGCTTCCATTGTGTTTAGAGGGTACTGGGTAATAGCATCTCTAAATGCTTTCATATCACCTTTTTTAGTTTCTCTAAACTTCATAATAGAAAGTAGAGCTAGCTTCTCATTAGAGTTACCATCAGCATCTACTAGTGGAGTTAATTTATTATCATTATCTGGATCTGGGTAATCTCCAAAGCGTTGTCTTGAAGCTGGTAAAAACCATCCACACTTAGAACCTACTTTCTCTTTATCCCAAATATTATCAAATGCTAGTAAGTTAAACTTCTCAGGATTATAGAACATCTCAGCAAACTGCAATGAGCCCTTATCCATATCTCCAGCAGTACCAAATAAGATTGGAAGTCCTACCATTGAATCCCCATCTTTCCATGTAGGTTCAGAGATATTGTAAGACTCTTTAATGTTAGCAAATAGACCTGCTTCTTCAAAGAGGAATATATTGGCTGTTAAACCAATTGAAGCAAAGGCATTATCTTGGAAGGTTAATCTTTTAATTTCTGAGTTATATCCTACCCATTGAGGTACTCCTTCTACTACTTTCTGATGTCTAGCCATAACATGCTCCCTTGTATCAGGATTACGTGGTTTAGCCCATACTGTATTCTTATTTAGAAAGTTTAATCCTTCTAAAGACATATTCATTGTGTTCTCAGATAGCTTCTTTTCATAAGCTCCAATAACACACTTAGCATCTCTATAGAAGTTATATTCGTGTACTACTACACCAGCATTCTTATAAGAGAATCCAGTTCTACGAGGCTTAGTCATAATAACTCCTTTCTTCTCTTTTCTAGCTTGGTCTAGTATTAAAAAATATTCTAAATCCACATCAGTGAACCTAGGGAATATCTTTTTCTTTCTACCAGTAATATTATCCTTACCTAGGATAGTAAAGAAGTTTAAATAAAAATAGTATGTACCAGGTATCCATAGATTACCTACAGAATACCCTTCCATACAACGCTTTACTTGTTCATCCCAAAATTCATCATATTGATAAGTACCTACTAAAGCTTTAGTATAACTACCTGTCTTTTCAAAATGCTCCCTAGTTTCTAAAAATTGATTAGTTCCTATTAGCATCATTATTCGTTATACTTACTATTAACATTAATATCACCTCTATTTCTAGAAGATTGCTTCTCAGTTTCTTTCTCTACAGCTTGTTGTAACTTATCAAAGTTACCTACAGCAGTTGATATATTCTTATATACTTCTAGAATTAACTTGATAGATTCATCGTCTACACTAGTATTTTCTAAGTAGCTAGCTATATCATCAATCTTATTTCTAGCAGCTTGTAGTAACCTTTGTAGAGGAGTTTCTTG